CTTGGAACATTTGACTTTGTAATTGCTGGAGCCACAGGTTCTCTTAGATTCGTTCCTGCTAAGTTTAAGTCAAATAACTATGCACTCAGAATCTTATCTCAACAAACCTACGTTGATACTAAGGTGGGTGTTGGATCTACTGAGATTGGAACTGGATATAAGATTATCTCTGGTTCTGCGGGTGTAAGTTCTTCGGCTTCACCAGTTCCATTCCAGGTGGTTGGATTTGGAACCACTTCATTTACAACCACAAAACTCTTTGTAGAAACTACAGAAACCACAGGCGAACAAAGAAGTCAAATTAATGAGTTGATTCTGTTACAAGATGGAACTGAAGCCTATCTGTTGGAATATGGTCAAGTAGTTGCAGAAAACTTCTCTGCAACCAGTGTTCCTAGTGTTGGTCTTGGAACTTTTGGTGCAGATGTTACGGCGGGTATCACGAGTGTTTACTTCACGCCTCTCGCGGGTGTTGGTGTAACGATGAGAATTCATCAGACATCATTTGACAGTGCAGCCACTGGTATTGGTAGTACATCGATTGCATTGTCTCAGATTCTGACCACAACCACTTCGATCGGTTCGACTGCAACCCCACAAGCGACACGTATTAGTGGTTTCTCATCAAACGTCTATCAGTCTGCAAATTGTCTGGTTGAAATTAATGATACCACAAATAATAGATATGAAGTTACTCAGGTAACCCTGATTCACGATGGAACCGATATCTACTTCAATGAATATGGAAGTTTCAACAACTTCAATGGAGTTGGTATTGGAACTATTGGTGTTGGTTACTCTGCAACTGGCTCAGACCTTGAGTTGTTACTCACTCCACCTGCAAATACCGACGTTACTACGAAGGTACTTCAATATAACCTCACCGAAACTGGTGGTTCGACTGGAATTGTAAGTTTTACAAATTCAACTCTGCAGAGTGAGGATAGTTTCTACACAGGAACCGAAAATGACATTATATTCTCATTCAATCTAAAACATAGAGGAGATTCCGTATTCCACAAGGTATTTGATGCTTCAAATCCAGCTGTTGTGGATATTACTAACAACTCGTTTGTTGTCAATAACCACTTCTTCACCACTGGAGAAAAGATTACCTATACACCAACTGGTGCAGGTACTACAATGAGTATTGGTATCGGAACTACGTCTATCGTTGGTTTTGGTACTACCGATAAACTACCATCCACACTGTATGTTGTTAAGGTAGCCGAGAATAAGTTCAAGGTTGCAGCAAGTGCAACTGAGGCTCTTCAGAATGTTCCAAGTGTTCTTGACATCACCACAGTCGGTGTTGGAACCACTCACGCATTTACCGCACAGAAACTGAACTCCAAGATGTTGGTTACTTTGGACAATAACATCCAAAGTCCGTTGATTCAGTCTCCAATCAATGCAGGTCTTTCCACCGCAATGAATACTGGTACTGATTTTATGAGAATGACAGGTATTACGTCATTCTTCTCTGGTGATGTTGTAAAGGTAGATGATGAGTTTATGAAGATTGATACCATCGGTATTGGTGGAACTAACCTTGTTCTGGTTAAGAGAGCACAACTTAACTCTGCATTGGCATCTCACAGTGCAGGTTCTACTATTACCAAATATGTTGGTAACTATAATATTGTACAAGATACAATCAACTTTGTTGAGGCTCCGAAGGGTCAGAAGGGTCCAGTTGGACTTACCACGACATCAACATTTGCTGCTAGAGCGTTTACCAGAACTGGTATTCCAGATAGTACAGAAGATACTTACACAAACAACTACGTATTTGATACGATTGAAGACCAGTTCACTGGCATTGCATCTGCATTCGTTCTTAAATCCGAAGGTCAGGACGTAGTTGGTTTTGCAACAAATACTGGTGTAATCCTTGTCAATGAAATCTTCCAGAATCCAACATCTCCTGATGACTACCTAATCACCGAGACCGCAGGTATTTCTTCTGTTCGTTTCACTGGTGCAGGTGTATCTGTAAGTTATGACACCAACGTTTCATCTATTCCTAGAGGTGGAATTATCGTTTCTGTTGCAGAAACAAGTTCGTTTGGATATCAACCACTGGTAGCTGCTGGTGGAACCGCTGTTGTATCCATTGCAGGAACCATTTCTTCAGTTTCGATTGGAAACAGTGGTTCTGGTTATAGAGTAGGTGTACAAACAAACATTATCGTTAAGGCAGTTTCAAATTCTGGTATTGTCACCATCGGTCGTGCAAATGTAACTGCTGGTCTTGTAACCTCAGTAACCATCACAAATCCTGGTTCAGGATTTACATCCACCAATCCACCAATTCTTGAGTTTGATGCCCCACTCAACTATGAGAATATGAGACTCGTTGGAAGCCCAACTGGTATTGGTGCGTCTGTCACCGTTCGTGTTGGTCTTGCTAAGAGTGTAATTAGTTTCAATATTACAAATTATGGATACAACTATAAAGTTGGTGATGTTCTCGAACTTGCCACAGACAATCAAGCAGGTATTCCTACAGATGCATCTGTTGGTGCCGCATTTACATCATTTAGACTGACCGTAACCGAGACTTTCAACGATAGTTTTGCTGGTTGGACATTTGGAGAACTTGAAAAACTGAATACATTTGAAGATTTGTTTGATGGTGAGAGAAAAACATTTAACTTGACTAAGACAGTTGGTGCAAGTGAAACTCTTCTGACTCTCAGAGCATCCAAGGGTTCACCTATTCGTGTAGAGGATAATCTCCTTATCTTCAGAAACGATATTCTCCAGATTCCTTTTGAAAGTTATGTGGTTGCAGGTGGTTCACAGATTACATTCTCTGAAGCTCCTAAGTTTGGAGACAAGTTAAGAATATACTTCTACCGCGCATCGGATAATGATGTCACCGCTGTTGACATTTTAGAGACAGTAAAACCTGGTGATAAACTGACAATCAATTCCTATCCAGATTTTGGACTGGGTATTAGATACCAGGAACTTCCCAGAACGGTAACTGGTATTACAACTGCCGATGTTGTATCAACCAACACCTATATTGATGTTGGCATCACGACCGATAGGTCTTTAGAGAGACCCGTAACTTGGAAGAAACAAGTTTCCGATGTGATTATTGGAAATCTTGATGTCACAAAGGATAGACCTGAACTGGAAGCTGGAATCAGACCAGTATCATACATCATTAACAATGTCTCGGCTGCATCCACAGAAGTTTTTGTTGACACTGCGGTTCCATTCTTCAATGAAGTTGATGACCTTGCAGAAGTTGATCAAAGTGTTCTCATCCTCGATAGAACTGAAAAGGTCGGTGTTGCTGCAACTGCCCTGGTTTCAATTGCTGGAACGATCTCAAGTATCGTTATTTCCGATGGTGGAGCTGGTTTCACCACTGCACCTAAAGTTTCTATCGGTGTAACCGCTGGTATTGGAACAATCTTCTCTGGTATTGGTATCACAATGAACACCAACGCAACTGGTGTTGCAGTTCTTTCGGGCCTTGGAACAGTCGCTTCTGTCAATATTGTGAATGCTGGTGCTGGTTACACAAACACCAAACCACCAGTAGTAATGGTTGAACCAGAAGCTCAAACCAATAGCACACTTTCTAGTGTTAAGTTTGAAGGTGATTTTGGTATCATTACTGGCATTGGTACTACTTCAGTGGTTGGTATTGCAACAACAGGTCTTACCTTTGACCTCTTCATTCCATTGGATTCCCCACTGAGATCTTCTGCAACAATGACCACTCCAATAACTGCAAGTGGTATTCAAACAAACTACTACTTCATTGTTAGTGATTCAAACACTGGTAATGGTTTGACTGCTTTTGGTGATGCATCTGGTACATCAACTGTTGGTATCGGCACTTCGTTTATTGATAACATTTACAAAGTTATGGCTGTAGAAAGTGTATCTGGTAGTGCAATTGGTGTTGGGGTTACAACACTGGTTAGAGTTACCGTGAGTGTCAATTCTACCGCAAATGTAAGCACTGGAAGCAGTGAAAACTTTGGTAGATACTCTTGGGGTCGTCTACACGACTTCGTAAAAGTTGATACAAGTCAGTTCAATGTTATTAATAACGATGGTGTGACTGGTATCGTCACTGGACCGGTAATTATCAGAACCAGAGACCTTAAAGAGGCCTACATTTAGACATAAATAAAACAAAAAGTCCTTCAAAATGTCAGCTATTATAACTGATCAACTTCGTATAGTTAATTCGGAAAGTTTTGTAGCGGGTATAGCTTCAACGTCAAACAGTTATTATGTTTGGATTGGCTTACCCAACGCTACTGAGTTTGACTCTAATTGGAATGAAAATCCTCCTGCACCAAAAGATGCATTTAATGAGGAAAATGATTATTGGGATACGATGATCGCATTGAAGCGTATCAATGCATCGGACGCTGTAAGAGTGGTGAGAAAACTTGACTGGACATCTGGTACTACGTATGAGATGTACAGACACGACTATTCCAGATCTAATCTTTCACCACAAACAAGTTCTACGAACTTGTATGATACTAATTTTTATGTGGTAAACTCTGATTATAGAGTCTATATTTGTCTTCAAAATGGTACTGATCCAGAGAACCCAGATGGTAGACCTTCTCTGGACGAACCACTCTTCACAGACCTTGAGCCAAGATCGGCTGGTAGTTCGGGTGATGGATATATTTGGAAGTATCTTTATACAATCAAACCAACAGATTTGGTTAAGTTTGATTCTACTAGTTTCATTCCCGTTCCACAGAACTGGGAAAGCAACAACGACGTAGCTGCAGTTAGAAATAATGCTTCAACGAGTGGTCAACTCAAAATTGTAACTATCACCAACAGAGGTGTTGGTTACGGTACTGCAACCACTTATAACAATGTTCCTATTGAAGGTGATGGCGATGGCGCTACCTGTTCAGTCGTAGTTAACGCTGCTGGCAAAATTAACTCCGTTGAAGTGACTGATGGTGGTTCAAATTACACTTTTGGAACTGTCAATCTTTCGAGAGTTGGACTGGCAAACCCATCAGGTTCTACCGACGCAGCATTTAATGTCATCATTCCTCCACAAGGAGGTCACGGTGCAGATGTTTATAGAGAACTTGGAGCTAACAGGGTTCTGATTTATTCTAGACTTGAAAATGATATAACTAACCCAGACTTCATTACTGGCAACCAGTTTGCTAGAATTGGAATTGTTAAAGACCCTTATGCATATGGGTCCACTAATAAACTCACACTGTCCAGGGCCAGTGCAGTTTATGCACTTAAACTGACTGGGGCTGGATCTACCAATACCTCATTTACTCCAGATAACTTTGTTACACAGAAGATTGGTATTGGGTCTACTGCAGTTGGTAGAGTAGTTAATTGGGACTCTACTACAGGAGTTTTAAAATATTGGCAAGATAGAAGAGTTGCAGGATTCAATACAGATGGTACTGCAGATACCAGTCCAGACTATGGATACAAATTGTTTAGATTCACATCTTCTCCAACCACTGGTGCTGGAACCACAGTTTTTGGTGGATCAAACAACCTGAACATCGATACCAATTTTGGTACATCTGTTGCTCCTGGCCTCTCGACCTCGATAAATAATAGGACATATAACTTAGGAATGAGCTTCGTACAAGGTGTTGCAAATCCTGAGGTTGAAAAATACACTGGTGAAATCATCTATGTTGACAACAGGGCATCTGTGACCCGTAGTTCACAACAAAAAGAAGACATCAAAATCGTATTGGAATTCTAAAAAACTATGCCACAGGAAACTAACCTTAACGTCAGCCCATATTTTGACGATTTCGATAAGAATAAAAATTATCAGAAAGTTTTGTTCAAGCCTGGCATTCCTGTTCAGGCTCGAGAACTAACTACACTTCAATCGATTTTACAAAACCAGATTGAACAGTTTGGAACTCACTTTTTCAAAGAGGGTTCGAAGGTAATTCCTGGCAACTTAACATATAATAATTCATTTAAGTGCGTTGAACTTGAACCAACCTTTTTATCAGTACCAATTTCTCTTTACATTGATAGATTAGAAGGTACTAGAGTTACAGGACAAAGGTCTGGTGTAACTGCGACTGTTGTAAAAATTATTACTGCAGAAGAGTCAGAAAGAGGAAATATTACACTTTACTTAAACTATGAAAGGTCTGGTTCATCAGACTTTGCTCAAGAGACGTTTCTTGATGGAGAAAGTTTACTTACAAGTACAGATATTGTCTATGGACTGAGTGTTATTGCAACTAATCAACCTTTTGCAAACACTATTGCCACTAATGCAACATCAGTCGGCTCTGCAATGTCGATTGGTGATGGTGTATATTTTGTAAGAGGTAACTTTGTTCAGGTCGAGAACCAAACTCTCATTCTTGACCAGTACAGTCAACTCCCAACTTATAGAATTGGATTCCAGGTTTTAGAAGATATCGTAACTGCAAACGAAGATCTGGGTCTTAATGATAACGCTTCTGGATTTACCAACTTTGCAGCTCCTGGTGCAGACAGATTCAGAATTTCTCTGAGATTATCCAAGAAGAGTCTGAATGACCTGGCAGACCAAAACTTTGTAGAGATTGCTCGTGTTGAGTTTGGTACTCTTGTATCATTCGTTCAGGAAACTCAATACAATTTGATTCGTGATGCTCTTGCAAAAAGAACATACGAAGAATCTGGTGATTATTATGTGAAACCATTCGAAGTTTTCATCAAAGAATCATTAGATAATAAAGTTGGTAATAGAGGAGTATATACCGCAGAACAAACCACAGCTGATGGAAATGTTCCCTCAGATAATTTGATGGCTATTCAGGTAAGTCCTGGAAAGGCTTACATCAAAGGTTATGATATTGAGAAGATTGCTCCAACTTTTATTGATGCTGCAAAGACAAGAACTACTAAAAATATTCCGCAAGAATCAGTTCCTTATGTAACTGGTAATCCGTTATTCGTCAATAACGTATATGGTTCTCCTTCTTTGGGAATTGGAACCACTGCGACTGTTGCCCTCGTTAGCACACGAAGAGCGGGCCTGACAACCGTTGGCACCGCGCCTGGCGGCGAAGAAATTGGTGTTGGTAGACTCTATGACTTCAAGGCTCAGTCTGCAAGTTATGTAAACGAAGCCACACTTTATGAAACTCGTTTGTTTGACGTTAAACTTTTTACCAAGATTAACGTTGGTACAGCTATTACTTCGATTAGTGTTTCCGACCATATCGAAGGTTCTAGAAGTGGTGCCACTGGTTTCGTAAGGTCTAGTGGTTCAAATGTAACCGAATTGACCCTCGTTGACGTACTTGGACAGTTCTTCAAAGATGAGAGTATTATCATCAATGGTGTTAATAACGGAAGAACAATTACAAAAGTAAAACACTATAATATTGACGATGTAAAATCATTATCAAGTTCTGTAGGTGTTTCTACGTTTGAAGCTGATGTTGTACTGAATGAGGTTGTAAGACTATCTAACTCAATTTCAGGAACTTTCCAACTTGTTAATACTGGTGGAAATACTGGAATTATCTCTGCGTCTGGTTCCAACTTTGCAGGTATTGTCACAACAGGCAATATCATCAGTTACAGTAGAGCTGGTCAAGACGTTCTGACCTACAATAAAGTTGTTGGTGTCAACACTTTAGGTACGATTGTTGATATTGTTGGTGTCACGACCATTCCCAATGTTTGTGATGGTGGTGTTCCAACTTCTGCAACAACAATTACAGACCTGTTGCGTAGAGATACACTCTTCAGTATTACCGAGAATAGTCTGACAACTCCTCTTCTGAAGAGAAACATCGAAAGTCTTGATGTAACTTCGACTACTGTTCAACTCAGAAAACAGTACTCGGATATTACAGTAACTAATAATTCATTTACCTCACCTAACGCAGGTTCTAACCTGTTCTATCAACCATTTGATGAAGAGAGATATTTCATCTCTTATGATGATGGTACTGTTGAGCCACTGACAGAAAGTCAGATGACTTTGGCTGCTGATAATAAAACGGTAACTTTCGTTGGTCTTTCTAAAGCCAGTGGAAAGGCGAATCTGTTTGCGACAGTTCTGAAAGCGAAAATCAAGAACAAACTCAAAAAGTCTAACGACGCAAACACAATTATCATCACTCGTTCCAAAGACCAAGCTTCGGGTATTGGAACAAATACACTGAACGATGGTTTGACTTATAGTAGAGTCTATGGAACCAGAGTTCAGGATAGAAAGATTTCACTGAATGTGCCAGAAGCAGTAGAATTACTGGCAGTATTCGAGTCGAATGATTCTGGTGATCCTGATCTGCCAACTTTGACCCTTGGTGCATTCTCTGGTCCAAGTGGAAATAATGCCGATTTGATTGTTGGTGAAAATCTCACTGGTATTGACAGTAATGCGGTTGCTATCGTTGTTGAAAAACCAAGTTCATCAACAACTGGTATTGTATATCTGAATGAAAACAGATTTAATGTTGGTGAGAGAGTAAGTTCTTCAAAATCTGGTGTAACCGCACTGGTTGCAGCTACGACTAATGGTGATAAGAATATTACAAACCAATATTTCATCTTCACTAACGATAAGTCAACATATTATGACTATTCATACATTGAAAGAGATAAGAACGCACCTGAACCCAGAACAAGACTGAAGATTGTATTCAAGAATCTTTATGTGGAAGCTAGTGATGATGGCGATTTCTACAATGCTTCTAGTTATCCATCAGATCTTGATAGACAGTTGGTTCCAATCAACTCTTATTACAATATGATTACCAGTGATTTGATTGATATCAGACCACGAGTAAGTGAATATAACACAACATCAACAAGATCACCATTTGAGTTCTCTTCTAGATCTTTTGCTGCTTCTGGGGCTAGCATTAATGATCCTCTCGTTCCAGATGAATCATTGGTTGTATCTTACAACTACTATCAATCAAGAAGAGATAGACTGTTCTTAGATAGAGACGGTAAGTTTACCTATGTTGTTGGTTCTCCATCAGATGACCCAACAGAACCACAAATTGTAGACGACGCTATAGAGATTGCTAAAATTTATGTGCCTCCTTACGTTTATAACATCAAGGATGTTATCGTACAGAGAACGCCACATAAGAGATTTACAATGAAGGACATTGCAGGTCTCGAAAGAAGAATTGAGAATATTGAATTCTATACTCAACTCTCACTTCTTGAAACAGAGACTAGCAACCTGCAAATTGTAGATGCAAATGGACTGAATAGATTCAAGTCTGGATTCTTCGTTGATAACTTTAAGTCACACGATGCACACCACATCGCACACATTGACTTCTCTGCAAGTATTGATACCAAAGATGGTATCTTGAGACCTGGACATTACACAACTGCAATCGACCTTATTCCTGGTTCTCAGGCTTTAGTCGGTGTTGGAACAACATCCAATGCAGATGTTGACCTCAACTTTATTAATGATATCGATGGTCAGAACATTAGAAAAACTGGTAGACTCATCACACTCAATTATGTTGAGCGTAGATATTTTGGACAACCATTTGCTTCTAGAGTTGAGAACGTAACTCCATTCCTTGTTACATTCTATGCTGGTGAAATTGAACTCACACCAAACTCGGATACTTGGATTGATACCACCAGAGTCAATGCAAACACCGTAAGACAGACTGCTGCATATGATGCATCCGTTGCAATTCTCGGTGTCAATACTCAAACTGGATTCAGTGAAGTTAACTGGGGTGCTTGGGAAACTAACTGGACATCTGAGAGAGTTACGAATACCAGAATTGAAAGTAGTGTTTCTCAGGGAGCTGCAAGATCTAACGTTACTGCTGTTGATTTCTCTGGTAATACCGTAAATGCTGGTACACAGAACTTCAATGATCGTTCTGCTTCTGGAAGAAGTAGAGTCAATATTACTGCACAAAATAACCTTACCAACTTAGCTACAAGAACAACCACCACCACAACTAGAGACACGTTCACCTTAGAAAGAACGATGCAAGACATCGAAATTTCTACTGGTCAGTCTAGAGATGGTATTCAGTGGCAAATTACACCAACCGAAACTAGAGATAGTCTGGGTGACAGAATTGTAAGCAGGGACATTATTCCCTTTATGAGATCTAGAAACGTTGAATACAGTGTTTCTAAGTTAAAACCACTTACTCGTTTCTATGCATTCTTTGATGGTATTGATGTAACACAATACCTCACACCTAAACTTCTGGAAATCACAATGTCTTCCGGAACGTTCAGAGTTGGTGAGACCGTATTTGGTTATACCCCCAGTGAGCTAACGTCAGGCAGCCCACCATCATTTGTTTTCAGAGTATGTACTCCTAACCACAAAGAAGGCCCATTCAATGCACCAACCAATAATTACGGTATTAACCCTTATGTAAATAATGCAACTATTCCAACCAACTACTCAACATCTTCAACCCTGTTGAACGTTGATACCTTTAGTTTGGCTTCTCAAGCACAAGGTCAGTTTAGAGGTCAGGTTAGAAATGGTATGTTATTGAGAGGTCAAACAAGTAGAGCTCAAGCAACGGTTTCCAACGTAAGACTGATTAGTGATGCAATTGGAAAACTTCAAGGTTCTTTCCAAATTCCAGACCCCAATCGTTCGGCTAACCCAAGATGGGAGACTGGAACTAAGACACTTAAGTTCACTACAAGTTCAGTAAACTCTCTAATTGCCGGAATCGTCAGTAGTTCTGCTGAAGCTAACTTCTATGCACAAGGTGAACTGCAAACTGTTCAGGAACAAATTCTGAGTACCAGAGTTCCACAAATTCGTAGAATCGACCATACGGATACCAGAGTTCTGAGAGATACGACATCCAGACAACTTGGCCCAGACAGATTAACAGTTAATACTGAAACTCTGGCTCAAACTGTGGACGTTGATACTGCTCAGGTTGCAACACAACAAATTACTGGTGTTGATCTTGATGTTATTGAACAGAATATCTTTAACATCACCAACATTACAAACGTTACAAACAACACCACTATTAATAATAATAATTTCGGGGGGAGAGACCCTCTTGCACAAACATTTACTGTTGGTGAAGCAACTGGTGTCTTCCTGACTAGTGTTGATATCTTCTTCCAATCTAAGGATGATACTCTGCCAGTCACCCTTGAAATCAGAACTGTAGATACTGGATTACCAACATCTAAAGTTCTGCCATTTAGTGTTGTTGATTTGGAGCCAGCAAGAGTTAATGTCTCCGAAAATGCTTCAGTTGCAACTAGATTTACATTTAGCTCTCCTGTTTATCTTGCAGGTGAAACTGATTATGCTGTTGTTCTTCTGAGCGACTCAACGAATTATAGAGCTTGGATTGCAAGAATGGGCGAGATTGACATCTCAACCGTTGGACTGCCTGATGCACAACAAATCATCATCAGTCAACAACCATATCTTGGTTCACTGTTCAAGTCACAAAACGGTGGAACTTGGGATCCAAGTCAGTATGAAGATTTGAAGATGACCTTGTATAAGGCCGTCTTTGATACCAGACCAGGTGCTGCAAGATTCTTTAACCCTGTTCTGAGTGAGGGTAACAGACAAGTCATTACTCTGCCTTCCAACCCTGTTGAAATTCTTTCCAGAAGAGCAATCGTTGGTCTCGGAACAACTTTTGCATCTCCTGCAGGATTGGTTCCTGGTGTTACAATTACTCAGTCTGGTAATCTGAATGCCTCTGCAAAACTTATCAACACGGCTGGTATTGCTAGTGTTGGATCAGATACATTCTCAATCACTAATCCTGGTGTTGGATACACACCTTCCAGCGGAAGTCTAACTTATCCCAGTGTTCCACTTCGAGCATTGACTGGTTCTGGAGTTGGAATGGTTGGTGACGTAACAGTTACTAATGGTGAAATTTCTGCGGTGACTGTGACTAATGGGGGAAGAAACTTTGCAGTGGGTGACACTGTTGGAGTAACCACTCTTGGTTTGGGCAATGGAAATGGTGCGGTTCTCTCTGTTGGAATTGTAACCTCTCTCAACACTCTTCTTCTGGATAACGTTCAAGGTTCATTCATTAGTGGTGTTGGAACCATAACATTTGATAATGGTTCAAACGTAGTTGTTGTTGGCAACGGTTGCACAATCAGTTCCTTCGATGTTGATTCAACCTATGATGGTCTGCACTTCAAGGTTCTGCATCGTTCTCACGGAATGCACGCCTTCAATAACCTTGTCACGGTCTCAGGTGTTGAGTCTGATGTACCTGTAACAACACTTACTGCAGACTTTGATGCCAATTCTACCGCAGATATTTCTATCGTATCCTCTTCTAACTTTGATACATTTGAAGGAGTAGGTGTTGGTACAACCAACTACGGCTTCCTGAAGATTGGTAATGAAATTATTTCTTACACTGGCACAGCATCAGGCTCTATCACTGGCATTAGCACCAGAGGAATTGATGGAACTGGTTCATTCAGTTATCCTGCTGGTACTGAGGTAAGAAAGTATGAATTGGGTGGTGTTTCTCTGAGAAGAATTAATAGAACGCACGATATGAATAATCCTGCGGTCACGGTTCCAAATCCAAAAGACCTTGATTATTATCACGTTAAGATTAATATGTCTCAGAATGGAACCAATAGAAGTGGTGGTTCACTGCCAGACAGATACTTCACAAGTACAAAACAAACTGGTGGCGGCGAGATTACCGTTTCACAAAACATTCAATTCGAAACTCTCACTCCAAACATTCAAACTCTGACTCCTCCTGGTACTTCTCTGTCTGGTAGAGTAAGAACCATTTCTGCAACCAGTGTTGCTGGAAATGAAGAGTCCTTCGTTGATAATGGATTTGTTTCAGTTGATCTTGCAGGCCAGAACACGTTCTCCACTCCAAGAATGATTGCATCAAATGTCAACGAGGCCGATAAGTTATCTGAACTGCCAGGTAACAAGTCATTCACCCTTGAAACCATTATGGTAACTGGTGACTCAGATGTTTCTCCAGTAGTTGACCTCGATAGAGTAAGTGTTATCACCACCACAAACAGACTGAATAATCCTGTTACTAACTTTGCAACAGACCCTAGAGTAAAACTCACTGGTAAAGACCCCTCAGCTGCCACCTATGTTTCTAGGTTGGTTGTTCTTGAGAATCCAGCGACTTCACTCAGAGTCCAGTTTGCTTCTTACAGAAGACCATCAGCAGACATTCGTGTATTCTATAAGATTATTTCTGAGGGTTCTACTGAGAATAGTTTGAGTCAAAACTTTGAACTGTTCCCAGGAACCAACAACTTCACTCAATCTGGAGCTGTTCTGAATCCATCAGCAAAGGATGGTAAACCCGACGCATTGACAACCCCAAGTGCTGATTTTAGTTACAAGGATTATCTGTTCACTAGTGGCCCTCTGCCCAAGTTTACCAAGTTCCAAATTAAGATTGATATGGTTGGAACTAATCAATCAGAACCACCATACATTAAAGACCTTAGAGCTATTGCACTCGCATAATGACTGATTACATTCCCGTTGAAGGATATACGGGTCTCTATCGAGACCCCAATTCCACAGCAATTGTTAATAGGGACAAAAGTGCCTATGAAAACTACATTGCAAGAAGAGAAGCTTTAGAAAAGAAAAGTGAAGAGTTTGAACAGATGAAACAAGAACTTGATGATGTAAAAGGTGACATTGGTGACATCAAAGATATGTTGTCTACCATCGTTCAGAAACTAAATAGTCAATAAAGGATAGATGAATGGCTCAACCAAGTTCAAGACAAGGCTTAATAGATTATGCCAAGAGACAACTTGGTTATCCTGTTCTGGAAATCAACGTTGCCGATGAACAACTGGAAGACCTTTTAGATGATGCTATCCAGGTCTTTCAAGAAAGACACTATGACGGTATTGCAAGAGTATACCTTAAGTATCAAATCACCCAGGCAGACGTTGATAGGGGTCGTGCAAGAGGTGCAAGTTCCTCAGTAGGTATTGCCACCACTAGTGCATCGGCTACTATTGATGGTTCTAGTGTAACATTCTCACTAGAAGAGAATAGTAACTATATCGAAATCCCACCATCGGTAATTGGTATCAATAACGTATTCAAGATTCGTTCAGATACTGTTTATGATGGTCTGTTCAATATTAAGTATCAACTGTTCTTAAATGATTTGTATCAGTTCAGTTCAGTTGACCTTCTTCAGTATGCGATGGTTCAAACATATCTTGAGGACATTTCATTCTTACTGAATCCAGATATTCGTTATCGTTTTAATATCCGTCAAGATAAACTCTATATTGACACTGACTGGGCTCAAGTTACTGTCGGTGACTATTTTGTAATGGACTGTTTTAGGATTCTGGATCCAAATGATTTCACCAGAGTCTATAACGACCTATTCCTCAAGAAGTATTTCACTGCACTCTGTAAGAAACAGTGGGGGATGAACCTGATCAAATTCCAAGGAGTTCAACTTCCTGGTGGAGTTCAACTTAATGGTAGACAGATTTATGAAGATGGTTTAAGAGAAATTGCAGAGATAGAAGCGAAGATGCCATCAACATATGAAATGCCTCCTTTTGATATGATAGGCTGATGTTAAATCCATTTTTCCTACAAGGTGCTCAAGGTGAACAAAACCTTGTTCAAGATCTGATTAACGAACAGTTAAGAATGTATGGAGTGGAGTGTTATTACATTCCGCGTAAGATTATTACAGCAAGAACTGTGATAAAAGAAGTGGTTCAGTCTGTTTTTGATCAGACTTTTCCACTT